CAACAGCAAGCCGACGACATGTTGGTGCGCGATCTTAAACAGTACGAGGCCGCTGTTGAGGGCATGGTCCACCAGCCCCTAACCCAGCACCAGTTTGATGTCCTTGTTGACTTCGCTTACAACGCTGGCGTCGGAAACCTGAAGTCCTCTACCTTGCTCAAAAAGGTAAACGCGGCGCAGTTTGATGAAGTGCCCACAGAGCTTCTGAAATGGACCAAGGGCGGCGGAAAGGTTCTTCCTGGTCTTGTGCGTCGTCGCCAAGCTGAAGGCGCTTGGTGGGTTTCTGGAGAAGCTGTAGATGCCTCCACCGTAAAAGAAGATCCGACGATTGATGAACATGAACAGCGCACCGATCCCGATCCTGTACCTGTACGAACAATGGCGGACAGCAAGCAGGGCAATGCGGCGCTTCTTACGGCAGGGCTTGGAGGGCTGGGCGCTGCTAAGGAAGTCGCTGCGCAAGCTCAAGACGCGTCTGATACGGCAAACCAGGTTGTTGGACTACTCAGCAACACCAATTTCCTTATCATGTCCGCCATCATTGCGTTGGCGGCGGCCATATGGTTCTTCCGTAAGAAGCACATGGAGGAGCATAATGTTTAATTTGCTCTTCACGCCTTTGGGCCGGTATTTGATGATGGCGGTAGCTGCCATCGTCGTGCTATCGGGTGTCTACTTCAAAATACGAGCAGATGCGATTGCTGGCGTTGAAGCTGCGGCCAATGCGGACGCTCTCAGGAGGATTGGAAATGCGGTTAATGCTGGCGATGCTGTTGACACTTCCCCTGATCGGGTGCGCAACTCTGACGGGCACCGTCGAGACGAATAAGAGTGCTTGTGAGGTCTGGAAGGATGTTTCCTGGTCTCAGAAAGACACCACCCAGACCATTATTGAAGTGAAGGTCAACAATGCCCGTCGTCAGGGCTATTGCGGTTGATCTTCAAGCGGTAGTTGTCCTTCGAACAAGTACGTCCCAATGTGCCCAGGAGTGAGCCAGGGGGCAGCGTATATTTTGCCCCCAATCTCGCGCCATTCACGGCAAAAGTGGTAGTCTTCGGACAGCAGGCGCTCTGTGCCGGGCTCTATGCTCAGAGAGAAGAAGTTGTAGATACGTTCTCTATCTTTCATCTCCCCAGCCAGGTCCACCATATCGTTCACATAAGTCTCAGTGGTTTCTTTGAGCCTCTCAAACACTTTGCGCTTGATTAGCATCATGCCTGTACCACCGGCCCATATCTCAAAAGGCTTGGCGGCGTTAACAGTTGCGTTGCCTGCGTATTCAGCCAAGTTGATGACCCATGAACCCGTGTGGTGCTTCAACTGATCGACGGGAACGCCAGCATCAACGGCCATCTTTACCATTTCCCAATTAATTTCTTTCTTGGGATAGATGCCGCAGATCACATCCTTGTTTGCCTCAAGCATATGATACACGCCGTGTGGGTCAAACCTGAGATCGGCGTCAATAAACAATAAATGCGTGGCGTCCGTCTTCAAGAAAGCATGAGCCAGGCTGTTGCGAGCACGTTGGATCAGGCTTTCATTGAAAACAAAGGACAGAGCGGACTCCACCCCGTGCTGCATAAACACATGCTGCATCATGAGCAAGGACTGCGTGTAGAAGCCCGTACACATGCCGCCATACATAGGGGTGGCGACAAATACCTTGCGCCTGGGCGGCTTCCTAGGGGCTTTCTCTTTCTTTGGCGCTTCTGCTTTTTTCTTAGACATTTTCGTCTCCTGTGTAAGGGTTTACGGGGGCCAGTTTCTTTGCCAGCTCAGCGGCAACTTGGTTTTCGGCCAATTCATCAAGACCTGCGGTGGCAAACTGATACGCAAACGCTTCGTAATTGATTGCGTCGATGTAGTGATCGACGTTGAGCCTGTCATTCTTTTTTCTAGCGTCCTTCAAGCACTTCAAGATGGTCGCCACTTCAAAGGGTGAGATTTCTTTGTCGAGGATGATCGTTGCCAGGCGAGCTGTTCGGTCAAACATCTCAGCGGCGTTCCCATACTTTTCTCCACGCTCCCTCAAGGTAGCAATGGCTTGTGCAAATACGTCTGTGTAGTTCATTTCATTAGTCCCCAGCTTATTGTCATCAGCACCATGCCAACAACAAACCAAAACGCGGTTACTTCAAATTCACTCAACTCCCCCCTCCAGTGCTTTGCGGGCGGCAATCAGGTCAGAAGATGACGGGGCGCAGTTGTTCATCTCGCACCATTGATGGTATGCGGCCAGCCATTTGGCATCATCCTTTGTGACCGCCTCCAGCTTCTCGATGCGGTCGGCGGCTTCTTTGCGTTCTTTTTCGTAAACTTCCATTTGATATTGAATGTCTTCGCGAGCACTTGATGAAAAATCTTCGTTCAGCCGCTTCACAAGATCATCAGTCATTTTGGCACCTTCAGATTTGCGTCCTGCATCATCTGGGCAATTTGATATGCTAAGGTGGGCTCTAACCTAAAATATATGCGTTTCCCATCTGCATCCGTCAGATTGCGAGCGGCCATCATGAGCCATTCAGCCAGCTCCTCCGTGGACTTGGGCTTGTAGCTTGAAAGAAGTGACATTGGGCTTTTAGGCGGGATCATTTTTTCTCCTCCACTTGTTGCTGGTCTTCATACTTTTTGATGGCTTCGTAAAACGAATCCATAAAGTCACGCCCCTTCATATAGAAACCGCCATCAAGCGTAAGCGGAAGCTCTACAGTAATTAGAAGCACAGGCTTGAATTCTTCGTTCATTTGAACGGACTTATCAATTACTCTCATCTTTCCCCTCCAGTGTTTTGCGGGCAATATCCATTGCTCGATCACCATCCCAAAAACCTAACTCAACTATCTCCCGCAGCGCCGCCTCCAGCTTCTCGATGCGGGCGGCGGCTTCTAAGCTCAACGGGTCTTTAAAGTATCCGCCTATTGATGGAACTTCACGCAGCCGCTTCACAAGATCATCAGTCATCTCGGCCACTCCCCAACATCTTTAAGGACATCCTTGGCGACCCAAACACACCTTTCACGCTCGTATTCATCGAGCCCTACAATTGTGTAGAGTGCGTCGCACAGCTTCTCGTACTTCCCATGCAGTTCGTCGTAATGCCGTGCCCAACTAGCATTGATTGTCGCCAAATCTTCCTGGTCCATCATTCGTCCCCTTCATGGATACCATTACGGTTGTTGATCCTGCGGCTGCATATGCCTTGTTCACATAAAGATCGACAATTTGCATATCATCGCCGTACACCACGCCATTCATTGCGTCACACAACAGTTTGATCACATTGTCGATGTCAGGTTTTGAAGTAGGAAAAAGTTTTCCTTCCTCTATTTGTTTTCGCTTCTCCACCGTAAAACTTTTAGGTATTGCCACGCTTATGTTAAAAGTAGCCTCTAAAGGGCCTATAAGCGGGGCAAGACCACGCATTGCGGTTGCGGCCAGCATCTTGATGTACGCCTCTTGGTTGACCGTCTGCGCGGGCGTATAAACGCGTCCTGTGCGAGCAAAGCGGGGGCGTTGCTTCCCCCGCGCCACTCCTGGAATGACGAACACGATGGTGCTCATCAAAAAGGGATGCTTTCGTCTTCATTGACCGGTTTCGGCCACTGTTTGTCAGGGTTCGCGGAATAGTTGTCCACGGCCAGCGAGACGAGGTGGTTTTTCGGGGTTTTCTTTCTCCAGCCCGAAAGTTTCACCTCTGAACCTTTCGTGTAATCCCTGTCGAGAATAAGCTTTCCCTTATAATCGGGCGCTTTCTCGCTTCTCTTGTCTTCGTTGAAGAACAGAACGCCAGAACCGTCCTTGTTTTTGTAATCAGCCATTTTCTACCTCGCTTTCTTCCTCGCCAAACAGTCTGGCGATGGTTTCTGTGTTGTATTCTTTCAAATAGTGCAGCTTTTCAGCTTTTTCAGCTTCCGACACTTTTTTCGCGTTTCTGATCTTTTCCAGAAGGTCCAAATAGGTATCGCGCCACTCATCTTCGCCTGCGCACCATTTGTAGACTTTCACAGAGCCGTCCGCGTCAGGAACATAAAGCGCAATTCCTTCCTTCGACGGCTCCCCCTCCAGAACTTCAATTCTGGGCGCCTGCTGCGCGGGCTGGAAGTCCATCACTTCCTCGGGGGTGTACTCTCCCGTGAGAACTCCAGGGTACACAGTACGAATTCCCTCGGAGATCACACGGGCACGCAACATGGCACGCGGGTAGTTCTTCCAATTGTCCTTTCCGGCAAGACCGATTTCGCGAGCTTGCTTCAATGTCCAGGACAATGTGAGAGAGCCGCCTTGGGGATGGGAAAACTCGGCTTTCACCTCGTCATCCGCATATTTGAGCCAGTGGACCGTTCCTCCTGCTTGCTGGAACCTAGCCAGCATTGCGTCCGCACGGAGGGCCGGTCGTCCCTGGATGATGTGATAGTCTCGGGCCACCGAACCAGGGTGGCGTCCTTCGGCCTGCGCCACGGCCATGAGGGCGAGCACTTGGTCAGCACTCTTAAGGCCAAAGAGGTTAGATTTGGCAATGGCATTTGCCATCCTTTCTTGATCAGTCCACGGAACCATCATGTTGCTCATTGTGCCCTCATTTCACAAGAAACCGGCGCGAACCGGGTGTTTCTTTTTCATACTCAGCGTAAAGACCGGGATGGTTCTCTTTGAAAGCCTTCGCATCAAACCGCTTTGAACCTTTCGCAGACTTCCACGTCGCCAGCGTCTCACCAGCCACATTCATCAAAGTGCCGCACTCACCCATGACCTTCTGAAGAACAAACGTCGCCTTTTCTTCGTATTGTTCCAACTCCTTGATTTGGTTCTTTACGCGGCGCAGTTCTTTCGCAGCGGCCTCGATGGTGGCCGTCGCTGTGACATAGCCCTCCATGCTCCTGGGAAAGCGTACGGCGGCTTCTTCTGAGTTGGTCGGCTCTGGGAGCAGCCCCGAATTCACATAGCCCCACCACTGCGCAGCGCGCACTACGAAGGCTTCTTTCTCGGCGGGCGTAAACTCCAGCTTGTAGTGCCTGAACTGTTGCCCACCGAACAGGACCGCGAAATAGACGTGCGGAACGTCGCGAACCACGGCTTCGTGCAAACACTGGATGTAGTCGGCCTCTGGAATGTGGACCGGCTCGTCCATCTCCGAGTATTTGTGAATGGTCGCGATATTGAAGTTTTTAACCTCCAAAAGGCCACCGTCCTCAGTCACGAAATCAAAGTGCGCC